TAGCAATGCTTAAAGGTGCTAAGTTGCATAGTTTCATATTAGATAGTTCTAATGACGATCTCCGTCGCATTAGCCTTCAGTCTGGTGGTACATACAGAGAGAAAATCTAGATGTATAATTGTCTCAATTGTAAAATTGACGTATATAAGTCAGATGGGTGTTATATGTTAAATGATTCTATTTGGAATCAAATACATAATAGTAAGTCTGGCTTTCTCTGTATTAGTTGTGTTGAAACTAAGCTCAATAGACAACTAACTAAAGATGACTTTAATGATAGTTATGTTAATAAACGTAACTGGGGTACTAAATCAACTAAATTAGCAAATAGGTTGGGATATGTTTAAACGTCTTGATGTAATGTTTCATAACTTTAAATTTAAAGCTAACTATAATTGGTTTCCACGTAAAGAAGCGGTTAAAGATTATAAGTTAATGAAAGATAATCAGTTCTTCGACTTTCTTAATGATGTTCCAGATCAAATTAAAAGTCCAGTATTAGGTATGAAATTAGTTGAGCAGGTCATGTATATGCACATGAACTATGGTATACGTAAAAGATCTCTAGCTAAATGGGCTAGTAAGATAATGGATATGTATAATACTGAGTTAATGGAAACTGTAGAAGTTAAACAGAAACTTGAATCATTGATTAATGAGTAGACGTACTAATCAGATCAAGTCAATCGGAAAATTAATTAGTCAACGTAAGAAAAGAGGAATTAAGATGTCTAAACAAACAGAAATTGCACAACTAGTAGCTGAAGGTTGGGAAATATTTACTCCTGAGATTGATATATCGCGCATTAATCCCTGGAATGCTGGTAAGTTTATTAGTACAGTTAGTAATGAGTTATTTAACTCAACTAGACATCCAATAGCTAATATTATGGCATTATTCAGTGAAACTGTATCCGATAGTTGGGATACTTTTATCGTAGAAACGAGTAAGTATAACATTGAAGATAAAGGTGGATTCTATTACATTAGTGTAGATGATACAACACGTAACACAGGTAAGGTTAACAATAACGATAATAAACCTCGCATATTAGACCTACTTCAACTGAGCATTATCTATCGTATAGTTAATCTACTGGGTGTGCCATCAAGTGTTATTCAGTATGTATGGGATGATAGTCGTAGAGTATTTCTATCACATGACATTAATGTAAACGTCGCTAAGTTAACTCTAGTTGGCACAATTGAAGTTAAATGGGATAACGCAACGTGTGTTATCAATACTCAATATGGGGAAACTCCGCGTATTAGAGTTAGTTTTGCTGATGAAACTACATTACATAGTTACATTGATGGGGCGGCAGCAAATCTAGCGGCTTATATAACAAGTGATAATTATCAAATTGGTTATCCTAATGCTAACTATGAATTAAGTAGCTTCGTTAATAATGCTGAATTAACTCATGTTATTAATGATGAAGTTAGAAGACTTGAGTTAAATGAGATTAATAAACTCAACATTATATTAACTGGAGAACCCGGTGTTGGTAAAACTAGTTGGAGTAACTCCTATTGTAAGGAAGTGTTATCTAAACTAGGTTACATTATCATCAACATGGATAGTGCTAGTATGAGAAGTTTTACACCTCCAGCATACCTATCTAAAATAGCCATAGTTGTTAATGATGCAGATAACATAGCTCCAAGTCGGGCATCTAATAATGATGGCGCAACTGAGAAGATGCTCTCGTGGTTAGATGGTAATGTCTATACTGCTATTACACCATTCCAGCAAACTAGAAAGAACAAGATTATTACTATCTTCACTTGCAATACAACTGAAAGATGGGATGTAGCTGCCATGAGAGAAGGTCGTATTGATCTTAATTATCAATTCGTTAAAGAAGCTTAGAGTAGTGCGGGTTAATAGCCCGCTTAATACTATGATTTATTATAGATTTCACATTCCATTTAACGGGATATATCCAATTGTTAAACTCTGTCCTGTTGGTCATTGTAGTAAATATAAAGCTTGGAAGTTTCTTAAAGACCAATATCCTAATCACTTTGTTTCTTACGCTGGGAAGTATTCTAATAATACAGGATTGCTACGAGAGTTAGAAATAGCTAAATTCAATAGAGATAGATTTGAGAAAATTCTATTAGATAAAGAACATGAAATCGCTAAGTCTAGGGCATTACCTAGACATTCTAGTAGATTAATACGCAACAAATATAAAGTGATTACGAGATTAAATATCATTAATCATGAAATACGACAATTGGAGTTTAGATTAACATAGTGAAGATCCCGATGAATAAAGAAGATATTAAGTACGTAAGAAAAATAGATGTGTCAATGAACCCATCTGCATATCAAGATTGGGTTGTTCAAACATCAAGTGATAATGTTAATTGGTACAATCTAATTGTTGATGTAGATGAATGGTTAGTTGATTTAATAGTTAACGCATTAACTCCTAAATTACTTAATCAACCACTATTACCAGAAGATAATATACCAATAGATGAAGATGATGAAGTTGAGTTAAATGTAGAAGTAATAAGACGACATATTGGTTACAGCATTAATGGTAATAGTTTATATATTGAGGAATAATATGAACGATAAACTGGCAACGACAATAATAAATAGTAACGTAACTATATCTCAGATAGCTAAATCAACTGGTTATAGTGAAACTGACATATTACTTACTATTGAAGGTGCTAAACCAATTAATGAATATCTTGCTAAACATTTATCTGTATTACTTGGACATGATGAACACTATTGGTTAGAGATTCAACATGAATACGATAATTCGCGGAAGTCGGGCTTATATAGATCACTACTTCATATAGTAGAGATACTAATAGATATAGGCATACCAAGCTTATTTGTTAGCTTATCTTGGCAGTATGTCAACATACATAATAAGTTGTGTGTAGATCGCGCCATCCATATTATTCCCGCCATATTAATTCTCTGTGTAATCATCTACATTATTAAGCAGGTTAAATATGCCGTTAAGTAACGATGTTAAGTGGAACAAAATTCAGGAGATAATTGGTTTATTAGAAGCTTACGATAATAGTCGTTGGTATTTCTATAGAGATACTATAAAACCTTATATCTTTGAGAATGTAGAGAAATTAGCTAAACGTGATACATGGATATTAGCTAATCAGATATATGATGTCGCAGTTGATGGATTAGAAGATCACTATGAACATGATTCTGATGATGAAGTTTGTTTACCATATCATTATTCAGATGTGATAGAAGTTATTTTTGAATTATCTAAATTTACAACCACTGATAGATGGAAATATGTAACGAGAGATAAACATTGGAAATGGTATGATTACAATAATTCATGATAGAGAAATATATGGTTGAGTTTACACCAGTACGCAGTATATCTATTTTTCTTACTGAGTCAGAAGCTCTCAGGTTATTAGATACTGGTTATGTCTATTTCTGGGGTACTTATGCTGATGTAGTATCAATAACTAAGGATTTTACATTAGATAGTTATTGGGTTAAGTTAGTGTTTTTAGATGACATTTATCCATTAGGAGAATAATTATGGTCACTTGGGTTATTGGACATGGTATATTTGATAACGAAGTTCAACTTATTGAAGAGGTAAGAAAACAAGGACATAATGTGATTGAGATTGATTATAAGCGTAATTTTGAACTGGATGATATTTGTTACAGTAAAATATATCAACCTTTATTAGATCAACCAGTTATATTCAGAGGTTCACTTAATTTAAGTAGTCAGATTAGTCGCAACATACCTTGGATTCCCGGTACATATTGTAATCGAGATAACTTCAATTGTTCAACATATTACGCTTATTGGGGTAAGTATCTACTTAATAGTAATTATACTATGATGACATCATCTGAGTTAATTAGACGATGGTACAGCGATAGATTATTTGTTCGTCCTGATAGTGGTGCGAAGCTATTCAATGGCGGAACTTATACTAGAGATGAGTTTGTCAAACTTAACTTGAGTGCTGAATTACTAGTTATTAGTTCACCAGTTAAGAAGGTAGATAAGGAATGGCGATTTGTAGTTACTAGGAATACTATCGTTGCAGGATCTCAATATCTACCAATTGAAACAAATGTAAATTCAATTAAGGTAATTGAGTATCTTCAATCAATATTAAATGAGTTAACTTGGAGTCCAGATGATATCTATACAGTTGATATATGTTTCGCCAATGGTAGTTATCACGTACTTGAGTTAAACTCGTTTAGTTGTTCTGCTTTGTATAAATGTGATTTGGCGGCTGTAGTTGAATGTACATCTCAATTAGCTATTAATGAGTGGAATGATTATGCAGCTTAACAGACTATTATATAATTCAGATACTATTACTTGGTTATGTTACAATGGTATTAAATTAGCAACCACATTACCTGATGGTACTACTAGTGTTAGTTATCTTGCATTATGGATTGATGAGGATAAGTATCAATCTACCTATGTTTTCTTACCATTAACAGATGATCTAGTTAATAAAGTTATTGACATTCACACAGCATTTAAAATTGCACCATTTATGTATCTTAGTACCTATATACACGAATATGACGTAGATATAGTTACTGCAATTACTGGATTACCTGACGAAGATTTACCTGAAACTGGAGTTTATTATGGATTATAGAACTGTCATTAATCGTTGTGTTGATGTTGAGTTAGCTGAGGTAATATTTAATGGACTATTAAGAGGTGATGTAATAGATCCTGATAAACTAACTGCGTTTAAGTTAGCTAATTATGATGAATATAATGAATTAGTTAATATAGCTAAGTATCTAACTAATGATACATATTATGCTAATAATCTAGGAGATATAGAAGAAGTTACAGCTTGGAAGTTTCAAAATTGTTTATATCATAATAAATCTGATGCTGTTAGTCGTCGAAATAGATATAAAACGGTTAATGTATCAGATAAGTTCTGGATACCTAAAATTGGACAAATTATTTATGTAATTGGTAATTATCAATTACAAATGCGACGTGTAGTAGATGTTAAAGTGTGGTATTCAGGTAGTGACCGTAATTGTGAAGTAATACATGAGGATTTAAATAGTCATGATAGAGATGAAGATTATATCTATCTGTGTTTCAATAAACCAGAGGATTGTCATAATTGGTAGAATATGAAGGTGGAGATTTTCGTAACTATCTAGTTAGAAATAGTAATATAATTCCTCAATTTGATGCTATTTCTATCGGTCAATATAAGTTTAGTATTCAAGCTAGTGAGTTTACATATTGTAGTCCACGTGAGAATTTAGATCCGTATGCTTATACTGAATTTGAACTTGGATATCGTGGTCAACTATATAATCAACATCACGATAATATAATTGATAGTCATAACATAGATGACAGTATAGTTGCTTATGTTGATTATATCAAGATTCAACAGATGTTAGATTGGTACTACAATATGATGACTAAAGAGCAGTATTTGAAGTATGTAGTTGAGTTAGAACGCGCTGGAGAAATAAAAGCAAATGTAACACCCCGGAAAACTTACGAGTACGTTAAAAAGTCTATATTAGAGTTTCCCTCTAGTTACACGTTAAATGATATATGTATTAGATTCATACGTTATTATAACGAATCTAAATATAGGAAGGATCTTCATGATTATCTTCATCTAACATATGCTGACTTATTAGATGAAACTACATCATCTAATGTTAGTTATCAATCAATATTAGATGCGTTATGATCTCGTAGTTGAGTAATAATAACTTGAGCCTGATATAGTTTAAGTTGACATTCATCTTCAACTTTCTCTAACTCAGTTAACTTATTACGTATCTCAATCAATTCAGTACGTAATTCATCCTTATCTTTACGTATCTGAGTTATTTCATCATTTATTAATACTTGAATACGATTACGCTCTTGAGTTATATAGTCGTATTCACGTTGAGATAGTTTATCACCATTATTGTTACGGGTAAGAAAATAAGTGCCGATTCCCGTAACAGCAGCAGATAGGATAGGCGCAAGATCACTTATAATTTTGGAGAAATCAATCGTGGTTAATAACATAGAAGATTCATTGGTTAAGTTTGGTTTAGCAGATGTAGATGCAGAAACTAAAGAAAAGATAGCAGCCCTAATAGCAGGTGTTCCTAAACGTCGTAAAACAGGTATCCGCGAGTATGCTGATTCATACGGTACTGATAACATTAAAAGTAAGTTTGAATTAATTGTAGCAGCAATTATGCGGTTATATCCTGAAGTTATGAATGCGTCAAGTCGTGTAGTTGATGAATTTGAGGAACTTAATTATCCTGATGTTGAGTTATTTAAGTTAATTAGTAGTTTAGTTGATTGGAAAACGAAGGGTGAATCACTTGCATTAGTTGTAAATCAATTAACTGATGTTCCAGAAGATGTAGTAGATGATTTATTAGACATAGAGTAACGTTAGTTGGGGTAATTAATTTACCCCATTTTAATTATGATGACTTTAGATACTATCACAAGTGAGTTTATTCTATCTCAATTACCAGAACTACCAAATGAAGGTGTTGTAGCTGGTGGAGCAATTGCAAGTATTGTATATAATGCTGTAACTGGACTTAAATCAGAGTACGGTGATATAGATGTATTTAGATTAACTGATAATTGGAGACAAAGTTATGCTAATGACGTTAAACATTTATATTATGAAGATAAGAATTTTAGAATAACTAATGTTAGTACAGTTAATAACATTAACTATGTTGATATTTATTCACAACAAAATAAACTAACTAATGTTATTGACACATTCGATATTAATTGTTGCATGATTGGTATTGATCTAGCTACTAAACAATTAATATATAGACCCGAATTCGCGGCATTTCTACAGACACGTCAAATAGAAGTAGTTAACTTCAATAACTCTAAATCTACTTTATTTAGATTGCTGAAGAAGAAACGTCAATATCCAGATGCTTATTTAGATGTAGATAAGATAGTTGGCTATATCGCACATATTAATCCTGGTAATACAGCTATTAAAGTACCATCATTTATTAATGAAGATGAGTTGAATTTGATATCTAACTACTTTACATTAAGTTTAGGTGGACGTTCTACATTTATCAGTAGTTATGAAATACCTGAGTTAAAGTTATTAGCATTTAACGATAGACACATTAACACTGTATTCCAACGACTATATGGTAATGGAGTTAAGAAGCATCAGAAGGAGCAATGGTTAGAGTTACTTAAATACTATACGTTATGTAATGCTTGCATAACTAATGACACTTATTTTCTTACTTTACCGAAGGGTTGGAAAACTCAATTAGCTAAGTTAGGTAAATTTACAAATGAACATTATGGTATTACTAATTGGTTCAAGTATCTTAACTTAGATAAACAACTAGAGTTATTTAAGTTCATTGAGAATCTAATTACTGTTGAAGGTAAATGGGTTATTGGTACATTAGAATCTATAGAATTTGACAATTGGAAAAGTAATTATGATTTAAATTTACTTAAGGAACGAATAACTAAGTTAATTAACGATAACAAAGTTAAATTAAATAAGGTACTTGTAACTCCATTACCAATTAATCGACATTATCTAGAATGTGAAGTAATTGAGTTAGTTACACCACTTCAGTTACTAGATGAAGGTAAATACAATAATCACTGTGTAGGTGGTTATTCTAATTCACTTAATGAGAATCGCCGCATCTTCAGTATTAGGATTGATAAGTATAGATTTACTTGTGAATTTAGATTACTTGCTTCTAATGCAGCATGGTATCTAGTTCAATGTAAATCATTCAATAACACTACAACTGACAAATATCCAGAACTTAAAACACGCATTGAGGCTGTCATATCATGGTTACTACTACAACTGGAAGAGAACAACTCATCAAAATCCCTCGCTTTCTAGACATTAAGACTATCAATTGGAATGAGTTTCCTAAATCACTAACATTAAGTAGACTCAAAACCGCCATACTTAAATGTGAGTACGTTATTCGTGATATTGAATTACAAATAGCTCAACGTGATGCAGATCATCGTCTTCATCAACTCCGATTAGAATCTAGTGATCCTGCTCTGGATTACATTGAAATTGATTATCAACAATGGATAATTAATCGTAATACTGTATTACGTGGTCAAATAGCTGCATTATTCGTATATCAAGTAGCATTAAACAATTACGAGGAGACTTTATCATGAATGCCGTATTAGATAGAGATACATTTACATTTGTTAATGATTCACCAATGGTTAAACTTATACTACATGATGACAGCATATTTCCTGCTGAAGTTGTAGTAGAGATATTAAGTAGTGTTATGGGATTCAGTAATGATAAGAGTTATCAAATTATGATGGATGCTCATCGTAATGGTAAAGCCTTAATTGGCGAGTATAATGAACCATTTGCTGAATTAAGTAGAGATCAATTGGTAGCTGAAGGTTTAACTGTAACTGTTGAGAGATAAGTATGTTTACTAAGAAAGATGTTAGAGACTGGATGATTGATAACAATGTGTATGATGATGATTGTGTTCAACAAGTAGACCAACGACTAAGAGATAGAGGTGATGAAACACTTAGAATTATATCGTGTAATTTTGACAATTGGGAATTTAAGTTTGATGATTACTTCAGAGAAATAGGTGACACTATTTACAATGATTTACCAGACAGTGAACCTACTATTAACTACCTTGATATATTGGATAGATTATGATAACTAAAACTGAATTTGCACAATACTGTTTAGAGGTAAGAAAAAATAAAGAAAATCTTCCGCGTGAACAAACTTTTGATTATATTTATAGTTGGATAAAATCTCATCGTCATGATTCATTGTCTCATATATTTAACTTAGTAGGTTTATGGGGTGGAAGATATAAAGAAGATTTTAAATATCAAGATTTAGCAGATATTAAATTCTGTGATTTACCAGATGAAGCGTCATCAACCTTAAATTACTTAGATATACTGGAGAAACTCTAATGTGGATAATGACAACAGTGTTACGTGATCAGGGTGAATCTCTAACTAGAGGTGATAGAGTTAACTTTCTAAATACTACTGCTACTGTTGAAAGTGTGGTATTATATAGTGAAATAGCTGAAATACAATTAATGCTAGATGTTAAATGTAGTTTAGTTAAGATTGATGACGTAGTTGAACCAGTTTATTTAGAACAATTAGGATAAAATTATGCCTTTAGTATTACCAAGAACAAGTACAGTTGCAGCTAATACAGATCCTCGTATTTTAGTTATGCTAAGTAACTCTAAGGTAGGGAAATCTAGCAGTTTGCTTAAATTACCTAATAGTCTACTTATTGACTTAGAAGATGGTAGTGAATATTACGATGGTACTAAATTAAATCTCAAACAAGAAGCTGCCATATCTAAATCAGGTGTAGGTTCACTATTAGAAGAGACAGCTAAATTGATTAAGGATGAGAACATTAAAGCTGGCAAACCAATATATGATTACATTGCACTCGATACATTAACTGCAATTGAAGGACTTGCTCTAGCTAAAGCTACTTTTGAGTACAAGAAGTCTCCCATCGGTAAGAACTTTGCTGGTAAGGATGTAACTGAATTACCGAAGGGTGCTGGCTATGGTCTACTTAGACGCGCATTCATTGACATCGTTGAACCATTTAAAGGTCTAGCTGGTAAAGCTCTCATTCTCAGTGGACACGTTAAGGTAACTACTGATGAGAAAACCGAATTAGATGTTAAAGATATTCAGCTAACAGGAAGTCTTAAATTATACACAGTAGCTAACGCCGATGCTATTGGGTATATGTATCGTAGTAAGAAAAATAAGAATCAGAATATGATTAGTTTTCTTACCAATGAAGAGAACATTGCTACTGGTGCTAGAAGTGAACACCTTCGTAATACTGAATTTGTATTTAGCGAATATGACACTACTACTAACAATCTCAATGTACATTGGGATAAGATATTTACGGCATTAGGTAGTAATCCATTACCAGTTGTACCTGCAACTAAGAAGCTTCCTGTATAAACAATATAATTTAACCTAGTTAGTGCAGTTAGTAATAGCTGCACTTTTTTAATTATGAAACGTGTATTAATTAAGTGGACTAGTTGTTATCCTAATGATGATAGAGGTTTACGTCAATCAAAGATCCGCAATGCACATCATACTATTAGACAACAAACTAAGCGGCAATTAAAAGATATAGCTGATAGTTATTCAGTTGAAACATGGTTGTTATCTAGAATATTTGCTGATGAAGATTGTCCCTGGGATAACTTTATTCAACCAATGATAAGTTGTGATTACTTTGATTAATTATGTTAGTACAAGAATACCTGAGAACTAAGTCATTAGAAGACTTAACCGCCGAATTAGGAATACAGATTAGACGACATACTAAGTATCGTAACTTAGTAGGATTATGTTATTGGAATGTTACATCGCCGCATTATCATCCAATAGTAACTGAATGTCGTGGACTTATATTAGATGAAGCTAATGATTGGAATGTTGTAGCATATCCATTTGATAGATTCTATAACTATGGTGAATCATGTGCGACAGAAATAGACTTCGATAATTCATACGCTTATAAGAAGTTAGATGGTAGTCTAATCATCATGTATTACTACAATGATGAATGGTTAGTTGCAACTACTGGATCTCCTGATGCTGGTGGAACTATACTTGATTGGGACATTACATTTAGTGAGTTAGCATGGACTGTGTTTAATGAAGAACACTATAAGTTAGATGACTTTGATGTTAACTATACGTATATGTTCGAGTTATGTACACCATTTAATAAAGTAGTTGTACCACATAGTAGTAACTCATTAACTTTAATTGGAGTTAGAAATAGAACTACATTACGTGAAGAATCAATATGGCAACCTAAGTTCACTTCGTTTAAGTTAGTTGAATCACTTGAATATGGTACATCTATTGATGAAGTTAAAGATGAGTTAGTTAAGTTAGATGGATTACATAATGAAGGTTATGTAATAGTAGATTGGTTTAACTTTAATCGAGTTAAATTAAAACACGATGATTATGTTAAATATCATAGGATTAAATCAAGCGTTAGCAAACGTGACATATTAGAGTTAGTTAGAACAGGTGAAGGTAATGAGTTCATCAGTTACTTCCCTGAATTTAGTAGCATCTACAATAACTACTTAACTAAATACAATAAGTTATGTGAGTTAATTGAACATGATTTAAATGAGTTTAGTAGTATCGCTGATAAGAAACAGTTTGCAATAGCTATCTCTAACATCAAATGGAAAGCTATCCTATTCTCAATTAGAGATGGTCATAGTAAGTCAATTAAAGAAGCATTAAGTAAACTACTGTTAAAGAATTTTGAGGAGCTGATGGAATTATGCAAGTAATTATGACAGTTGGATTGCCCGCATCTGGTAAAACTACATACGCTAAACAATTAGTTACCGATGTACCTGGATGGAAGCGTATTAATAAAGATGATATACGCACCATGTTCGACAATGGTAAATACAGTAAGAAAAATGAGAAGTTTGTTATTCAATGTGAGGAATTACTAATACTAGAGGCACTTAGTAATAGGTATAATGTGATACTTGATAATACGCACCTTTGTCCGAAGCATAAGACTAGAATCGCCGCATTAATTGAAGGTAAAGCTGATTTAATCATCAATGATAGTTTTCTTACCGTTCCTCTATCTGAGTGTATTAAACGTGATCTGTTGCGTCATAACTCAGTAGGTGAAGCTGTTATTCGTGGTATGTATGACAGATATATCTATGTTGATCCACCTAGTGCAACTAGAATAGAAGGTCTTCCCGATTGTGTGATAATTGACCTTGATGGTAGTCTAAGTCTACTTAATGGTCGTAATCCCTATGATGCGAGTACGTGCGATAATGACCTACTTAATGAACCAGTCTATGAATTATATAAGTCGTATTATCCGAGTAAGAAAATAGTATTAGTATCAGGACGTAAAGATACATGGAGAGATCAGACTATTAGTTGGTTAGATAAACATAACATTAGATATGATGCGTTGTATATGCGTGCTGCATTTGATCAGAGGCAGGATAGTGTAGTTAAACAGGAGATATATGAAGCGTATATCAAGAATGTTTATAATGTTCATGCTGTAATTGATGATAGACCACAGGTATTAAGAATGTGGCGGAATAATGGATTATTCACTATTAATGTAGGACATGGAGTTAATTTCTAATGCAACAACTAACTATTACTTTAATAAATCCATTAGAACAATTACCTAAACCTGAAGATAATATTCTTTTTAAAACAAATAAATGCTTACACTTAGGTTATTTCAAAGATAATTTGTTTATTGAAGAAGATAGTAATTTGAATGATATTATCTCATTTAATATAGATCAAGTTCTATATTGGGTTAATGTTCTTAATGTATAACATTAAATAATTATGATAGAGAATGATCATCAACTTGAAGTTACATTGAATGCGATATCTAAGTTTGCTACATCTATTGCTAATCTATCTAGTGTAGATAGAATTGGTACTACAACTAATGATAAGTTAAGGTACATATCTTATTTAGGTAGTTTAAGAGGTGAGTTAGATGTATTAAGTGAACAAGTATTTGATTATTTGCAGAAATAATTGGAACACAACATCTTAATTAACGACGGCGTAGCAATAACTGTTGTATTTGAATACGTTAATACTAATGATAAATACAGTGGTTATTACTACATTACTAAATATCCAGTTCCTAACTATGGAACTAAGTTGATAACTAGAACGTTAGATGAAATGAGAATCGAACTAATTAGTGTAATGAATCATGGAAACTGAACTACTTAACTTGGTTATTTTAGAACACTTAAATAGATGTGAAATGATATCTAATGATATTAATAAGTATCTAAAGTTCTACTGGGAATTATTTGAGAAGAGCCAACAGCAACAGTTAATTAAACTAATTGGTGATTGGCTTATTAAAGATGACTTTGATTTTGATGAACTTAATGTAAGTGAACTTATTAATTGGTCACATTTACATGATTGGATGTTAAGTAATGCTAAGACACATGATATTACATGGGATGCTAGTAAATAATGGAAAGACAACTATTTGATTATCTTAAATGGGATGAAGGTAACGATGATAATGAATTTATCTATTATGATGTAATACTTAAACAACCTATAAAAGATTGTCCTATTGGTGCTAAGTTTCATAGTGCTTATTTATCGTATTATTATGGAACTTTAGTATTAAGAAATGATGATATTGTAGTTGAAGTTAAATTAGGATTGTTTGTAAAATAGGAGATATTATGATTGAATTTAATCAAGATTTAGCATTACAATTACTTGAATCTGAAGTAGAATTTCCAGTTGATTTTGAAGATGCTTGGGTATGGTTAGGTTACAGTAGAAAGGATGTAGCTAAAAGATCACTATTAAATTGCGGTTTTATAGAAGAATTAGACTTCCACATTTCTGCGGAGGCGACAACCACAGGCATTTCAGCCAATCCGAAGATTAACATTTTTCTTACAGTGGAATGCTTTAAACAATTTTGCATGATGTCAGGTACAGATAAAGGTAAAGAAGTACGCTTATACTTTATTAAATGTGAAAAGTCACTTAAAGAACAAATAAAGAAGAATCAATTAATTACTCAATCTGAATTAGCATTACAGTTATCTAGTTTCATTGAGGAACAACGTCAAACAACTAAGTTACTAATGGAACGTACTAATAAGTTAGATGCTATTGAACAAGGACTCAATAATAATCAAGGACTTAAAGATATACTAGATGGTGAATTAATTAATCAATATACAGATGATATAAAGTTTAATGTAACTGAGTATCTTAACTATAAGAAGGTAGATTTAAGTTATGCAACTACACTTCGTAAACGAGCAGCTCAGTTTGTTAGATGTGGTACATTTGGTGAACCAGTTAAAACTGCAAAAGGTTTGATGTATACAGGCAACCAAGTTAACTATCTAGATTGTGCATTGAGAACTATATTGGATATTTAATATGAAGATAACATTACCAATTCAACACTTTCTATTTAGTGTAGTTGCAGAACATAATAATCCCGCAGTATTAAAATACATTGCTGGTGTATTATGTGATCATTACTTTGTACCTGATGATATAACTGAAGCAATGTTAGTTGACTTTGCTGCTAGTAAAGCTGCCTGTAATAACGCTACTGAATATGAGTGGGTTAAAACAACACTAATAACTTGGTATAAGAAGTATTATCTACCTAATCGTCATAGACCAATGTAATTATGAAATACTCAGAAGTTAAGAAGTTA